AGGCCGGATAATGACATCAGTATGCGCCTCCTATCTCCATGGAATTATGATTGCAGGCCGCATTCTTAATCTCCTGCATAATTTTATATACGATCTTGTCCATGTCAGCTTCTTCGCGGACCACAAAGGTATTCCCAGATAAGCTGAGGGTTACACTCGGCGAAGAAGTGGGCGCCGGATCCTGCTGCCCAAAATCAGGCAGAGCAGGTATAATGCCGCTCTTCTCAACTTCACGCTGGATGATATGCTCTGTAGTTGCCGCCGGATAAATCCTGCTGCCGGTCGGCAAGTCGACCAGCTCGCCGCCATGCTCATTAATCTGAGCCAAGCCATGAGCGACATTGGCGGCCGCAAAGGACGCAACACCACCGTCGGCATAGGCCGGGACGAATGATGTTGTGCCAGACCAGAACCCGGGACCTCCACCTAAGTAGCTTAGCTGGTTTGCGCCCCATCTATAGATACTACTGATAGTGCTGTGCCCACCGGATTCAGCATTCGCCGCCGCTTGTGCCAACGAAGATGCTATAGAACGTGCTGCAGAGGCTGCGCCCTCTTTCAAGTCGGCCCATAATCCGCCGAAGAATCCGCGGACGCCTTCCCACGCCCCCTGGGCACGTTCACTGGCATTCTCAAAATATTGGCCGATGTCATTGCAGGCATCGCCAGCGTTCGTGGACAGCTCATCCAGTTTCTGGCCTGCGGCTTCCCGGAGCGAGCTGAAATGCTGAGAAGCATCCGCTTCAAGCGTCCCCAAAATCCCACCAATGTTGGTCTGTGCATTTCCAAAAGCTGTCGTTGCATCCTGCGAAATCTCCTGCCATTTGCTGGACAAGTTTTCTTTCAGCTCATCAACCCTCGCCTGCATTTGAGCAACACTGTCATCGCTGATGCCCATGTTGGTATAATCAACCGCATCATTCGCACTGCCGCTGCCAGTAGGAGAAACATCTCCAGAACCACTGGGGCTTCCACCACCAGAACCGGGTAATGGAAATTGAAACGCATAGCTTGGCGTCCCCGGCATCTGCCCGGTTTCGCGCTGGTTTGTAATACTCTGCTGGTAATCAGCAAAATAGTCGCTCGATGAAGCCCCTAATTCCTCAGTCGGCCGGTATGCATCTTGATGTGCGTTCTGCCGGAGCGTCTTCTTTAAGTCGTATCGGGTACTCCAGTCTTCGTCCTTCTTAGGCATCAAGACCGGATTGATTCCTTTTGTGAGATCATAGTCTTGCGTCTCTGGTTTCCGAGACTGTTCCATTATGTGATCAACAAAATCAGGATTCGTTTTTTCAGTCTGCTGCCCCAAATGGAATTTTTCAGCCGCTGATTCGCCTCCCTGCTCACCAACATACCCGCCAGCCATACCACCGAGCATGCCGCCAATCATGCCGCCAATAGAGGTACCAATGATTGGCACGATAGAGCCGATAGCACCGCCAACAGCCGTTCCGACCGCCGTGCCTGCAGCGGTACCACCAACCATGCCGATACTTTCAGCAACAGCCTTCTGCCGGTTATCCGAGAACGCAATATCCATGGCCGCCGCAACTGCAGCCATCGCTACGTTACCCTTAACATTGCTTTTAGCCATGCCTGGTATCTCGCGGATGCCTGCTTTTACTTCGCCCCAGAACCCAGTTGGCGGTTTCTCCCTAGCCTGCTGCTGCGCCTTGAGGAAGATATCCTGTATCGGCGTATTCTTTCCTCCGCCAAGGCCTCCAGCGCCATTGACTATGACGGTGGCTGCGTTGACAACCATCTCACCCACCACAGATGATCCTGCTCCTGCATGGATTCCGTCTTTGCCTCCAGCGGATGGGAACATGCCGCGCACACCTTCAACCGCTCTTTTGCTCAGCTTGGTGATCTTGTACATTCCAGCAACCAGCGCGCCGCCCGCAAGCACGGATCCGATGCCATCAAATTCCAGGAACTCGTTTTTCAGGTCTCGAAGGGCCATACCAGCAGTAGTAGCAAACGCCTTTACGCCCAGCCCACCAGCCTTCACAGAATCCGCGAAATGAGTCAACAAGGAATCCGCTTCTTTGACGAAAGATCTCAACCCGCCTGCTGTGTCGCCCTTCATCAAGTTCATAGTGAAGGTATCCCAGTCACCCGACAGATACTCCAGGTCGCCAGCCAGGTTGTCCAGTCTTGTTTTTGACATGCGTTCCGCAGCACCTTGCGAGTTATCAATAGCATCCGTGAGCTTATCGAATTTATCCTGACTCTGATTGACAATAGCCAGCAGTCCGCTCATGCCTTCCTGACCGGCCAGCATTGCAGCCAAACGTGCCTGGTCAGCTCTGCTTTTACCGGCAAAAGCAGAGCGCATATTATTCATCTGATCACGCAGCGGGATAACCTTGCCGGTGGCATCCGTGAACGACAGACCAAGCTCAGCCATAGCATCTGCCGATTCTTTGGTCGGCTTGGCCATCCGAGTCAGCAGTTCACGCATTGACGTGCCCGCTTGCTCAGCTTTGATACCGGCGTCAGCCATCGTTCCGAGTGCAATGGATACGTCCTGAATGGTATATCCCAAAGCACCAGCAACCGGAGCCACGTACTTGAATGAATAGCCTAGTTTCCCGACATTGGTATTGGAATTGGTCGCTGCAGCTGCCAGAACGTCTGAGAACATTGCCGCGTCACTCGCCTGAAGCTTGAACGCAGACATCGAGTCGGTAACGATATCTGACACGCTGGCCAGATTCTCACCACTAGCTGCAGCCAGATTCATGATACCAGGCAGACCATCCATCATCTCGTCAGCCTTCCAGCCGGCCATGCCCATATACTCGAGTGCCTGCGCGGATTCAAATGCACTGAACTTTGTGTCAGCGCCCATCTGGATAGCCTTATCCGTAAGCTTTTGGAAGTCCTCTTCGCTGGCTCCGGAAATAGCCTTAACAGCTGACATCTCTTTCTCGAAATCCATATAGCCCTTAATGGCATCATAGATTCCGAAGCCGATGCCAGCTGCTCCGGCCATCTGCATGCTGGTATTCATCAGCATGCCGCCCGCCATACCACTAGCGCCGTTCATCAGCTTGCTGCCGATACCTTCAGTATTAGCTGCTGCTATAGCAGAACTAGGCAGCTTAGCGCCAGACTTGTTTGTCTTGACATTCACCGTAGCTGTGTATAGTTTCCCCGTCAGTTCTGACAGCTCTGTCTTCACTCGCTGTACGGTGCTAGTAGCGTTATCGTTTGCACGGATGGTTACATTATGCGTTCCCTTTATGCCTTCAAGACTGCGCTTTGCGGCATCTGCTTTGGCTGCCATGGCTCCCATGGCACTACCCGCTTTATTGACTGCTCCTACTGCTCCATCAGACGCATTTTGCGCCCCCTTCATGCCTTGCTCTAAACCGGTAAGTGAAGAACGGGCAGACTTAATACCAGCAGTCATCTTATCGCGCAGTTCCAACGTGGCACTGAGCACAAAGTTGTTCTCCATCATGTCCTCCTTCCTGCAGCCCCCAGCCTGGCCAGATCCAGCTGCCGTTTCATCTCATTCTCCATGGCGGCATGGGCAAAAAGCTTTTCCGACATGGATAGTGAAAAAATGTATTCATAAGTGTGACCCCGACAGAGCAAAAAGGCGGCTGTTGCCGCCTCCCAGTCCGTCTCAATCAGTTTTTTGCTTCGCTGTGCACCTTCGATACGATGTCATCATTGCTATAGCCAGCGCAGAGCATGATGGCCCGTGCAACACGCGAAACCTCGCCTGCGTCAAAGAGCTTATTGACGATATCCGTCGGCTCTGCACATTCATAAGCTTTCTGCAGCGCACTATCGCGCAGATTCGGCTCAACCGTCATGTTATAGATGAGATACTGGTCACCACCACTTTCAAGGCCGCGTGACTCGACAACAAACGACTGGGACGGTTTCTTGACCGTAATTGTTCCAATGCTCGTCTCAAGGTCATAGGTCTGCTTGCGACTTGCGGCGATACTATCCTTCTTATCGATAAGATCCTGAATGCTGACTGCCATAACAATTTCCTCCTTATGCTACGCTCTCGATGAATTTCGCATCTTCCGGCGTAAATCCAAACGGGAACTCCTTCTCGACCACTTTCCCTTTTTCAAAGTCCATCAGTGAAAGCTCATTAAACCATACATTTTCAATCGAGCAGCGTTCTACCTGCCCATCTACCATATCGGGATCTTCCAGCAGGCCCGTGAGCGTTGCACGCGGATCGTGACTGGGAAAC